ATACCAAGTTGACATTTATTCCCAATCCTCATCTTCATCATCGTTTTCCTCAAGTAAGTCAAAGTGGCTAACTAATGCCGCCTTCATTACTGAATCAAATTCCATGATGTTGTCTTCAACTTCAGAAATATCAACGTTATCATCAAATGTTCTAACTAATGTTTCTGCAATATTAAGACGTTCTTTTTTAGGGATATATGATTTTATATTATCCCAGGTTTCAAGTAATAATGCTACTTCAGGACTCATCTGCGTATTCCTCTTCAGTTGGTTCTAAGTCATTTAGGTCAACATCTTCATCTGGTTCAATTTCTTGAACTTTAGGATTTTGACCCCATTCATCTATAATTACCTGAAGTTTGTCTCCAGTCCAGCCTTTTCTGAACTCTTTAATTTCCTCACCTGTTACAGGGGAAACATAAGAGAGTTTATTACCAACTTTATCTACAATACCTTTAGATTCAAGCATTTCCAATAGGCCACTATATGGGTCCATGCCAGTCTCGTATGGTATTTTAATTTGAACGCCTTCGAACGGTTTGCTGTAACGTGATTTCATTACTTTACAGGCCGCTCTAATTCCTTGCACCGTGCTAACTTTGTTGCCATCTAAATCTTCTTTTAATTTAAGTTTTTTCATAGCAACCACAATACTACTTGCATAGATAAAGCCTTGACCGCCTGATATTTTATCATCAGGGTCAAACATATCTTGCGATGCATAAGTGTGATTAGTTGCCACAAGTGCTATTGGAAAAGGAGCAATCTGGTTGACTGTGTTTCTAACTAAGGCTGTTAATGCCTTTGGTTTTCTACCCATATCACCCTTCATGTCACCTTTCTCAAATTGAGCAACGTCAGTTGGTGTTAATAACATTCCTAAACTATCTACTACAAACACTAATTTAGGCATCTCTTCGTAAGGAAGATCGCTGTAGTTTGCTTTATAGTCTTTCAAAAATTCTGATATTGCTTTAGCAACATCATCGATCATTGAAACACTAATTTTTAATAGTTTTTCTGGACTTGTATCAACGTCTAATGCTTGAAGCCATTGCTCGTCAAGTGCATTTTCAGAGTCAAATAATACTACTTGACAACCGGCATCTTGTGCATTTTTTACAATGTTTCCAGAACATATAAACGATTTACCAGAACCTGATTCACCTGCAAACACACTAACTTTACCTAGTGGGATACCTCCTTGGAAGTCCCCACTTATTAGGTAGTCTAGTGTTTTGTTACCAGTGCTGATCCAATCCCTAGGGTCATGGAAACCAGCACTAATACCAGATATGCTTTTAGTGATTCCAGTTCTAAACTTTGTTAAGTCAAAAGGTTTCTGCATAATTTTCTCCTTAAGACGACTGTCTGTTTCTGATCATATTCAGAATGTCATCAGCCGACTTTTTGCCAACATCTTCACTAGCAGGTGCTGGTGTAGGTGCAGGTTCAGGTGTCTCAGCAACTGGTGTTGCCGGAGCAGGTGTTTCAACTACAGGAGCCACACTCTCTGTTGCAGGCTGTGATACTGCTGGAGCAGGTTGAGCCGGTGCAACTGTTGATTGTGTTTGTGTTCCTGTATCAAGTCCGTAGGGTTTGTAAAAGTTACCCCATTTTGCTGGGTCATATAACTCCCCATCTACAGATGCTTGGAACATTTCTGCTATTGCTTGAACGCCTTCTGCTGTTGGTTTAGCAGGTAAGAACTCATTCAGATTAAATAGTCCATATGTATCAATTGCCGCAAGTTGTTCTTCAGCAAGAGCACTTTCTTTTCTTGCCCACTTACTTGTAGAATAGTCTGCGTATTGACCTTTGGTTGTTTTTGCTAAACGGAAATCTGTTCCTGCTACATAATCAGTTGGAAGGTTTTCCATTTCTGGATCCATCAATGCTGATTTAATAATGTTAAAGATTTGAGGTCCAATAACAAAACGTCTAATTGGATTCTCTGGTGAATCTTCGTTGAGGGGATTTTCGTTTACAAAGCCTTGGAAAATGTATGAACGTTTTTTCCAATACTTTCTACCCATATCTTCAAGACTTGAGTCTTTAAACCAAGGACGAACCTCAGTCAATACAGGGCATGTATCACCCCACATTTCCATGCAAGGAACTTGAACGGTAACAGGTTTCTGTTCTCCGCCAGCCACTCCTGGGAATGTAAGTCTGATCATTTGTCGTTCTACCCAAAAGAACGTGTTGTTTGGATCTGAGTCAGGTAAGAACCTAAGAACGGTGCTTGTTCCTTCGTCGATGTTCCAAAAAGGGTATATTGCTTTATCGCTTTGAGCGGGTGAACTACCAGGTTTTGATTCCATTGATTGTAGTTTTGCTCTGATTTCTGCTAAAGATGCCATGATGTTTCTCCTATAATGTATGCCATGTGCGTAATATTTTCATATTACTTTCTTATATTAATGCCAAAATGTAATCTTGTCAACCTATTTTTGTAAATAAATTACCAAAATTACAATAATGTAACTCTCTGATTGTCCTAGGACAATTTTTAAATTACAACTTTATTTATTAAATGCTATTAAAAATCTACTGAAAAACGGTCCATATACTTCTCAAATGATTCCATATGAGTCATTGGTTCGCTTTGCACAGCAGGTCCGTTGCCTGCACTTAATAATGAACTTTTGATTGCTGTGTAATCAAAGTTGCTCATTCTGCCTCCACTACTAAGACGTTTACCGCAGTCACGTAAGTAACCACCTAACTTTTCGTCTCTAGCACTGAAGCCTAATTGACTAACCTGATGCCCTAATTTGGCATGAGGTGTATCAAACTGTAATAATTCTGTTTCTTTAAGCATGTCAACTGCATTATTAAAGTTTTCATTTTTAATTGCTTTAATAATGTGTGATTCAAATGCTTTTCTTTTTAAATTTAATGTTCGTAAGTTATCCATTACGTTTGCAACTTTACTATCAAAATGTGTTTCAGTAAA